GCAGCGCAAGTACTACGCCCAGCTTAAAAAGACGAAGACAGTGACTGCTGCGGGGGAATCAGTTACCGCCGTGAACGCCGCAGTTAACATCAACAAGCTGCTGCAGATATCAGGTGGCGCGGTCTACTCGGATGATGGGCAGGTTATAGAGTTTGATGTCAGCGAACGCCTGCGTGTGGTGCTGGAAGTAATCCAAGAGTCCTCCCACAAAGTGCTTGTGTTTGTACCGTTTACGCACACTATAAATTTGTTGAGCGACTTCCTTACCAAGAACGGCGTAACGAGCGCCGTGATTGCGGGCCACGTGTCACTTAATAACAGGTCCAACACAATTCAAACTTTCCAGACGGAACCAAACCCGCATGTGCTTATCATCCAGCCCCAAGCAGCATCACACGGGCTCACATTGACCGCGGCGAATACGATTATCTGGTACGCCCCGGTTACCAGCGTGGAAACTTACTTGCAGGCAAACGCACGTATCAACCGCCCCGGCCAGCATAACCCCATGACTATCGTGCACATACAGGGAAGCGAAGTAGAAAACAAGCTGTACAGTATGTTGCAAAACAAAATAACCAGCCATACAAAAATAATTGATCTGTACCGACAAGAAATCGAAGAATAATAGTTGACACTGTCAAACGTAGTAGTAGACTGACCCTCCTTTCACACCAATGGAGTTATTATGGACGAGCTTACCCCCGACAAGCTTGTAGCGGTGTATATCAAAATACGCAACGCGATCAAGCAAAAAGAGGACGAAGTAAAAGTATTCCAAGAGCAGTTGGATCAGGTTAGCCAGAAGTTGCTTGAGTTTTGTAACGCTGGTAACTTGGATAGCATTAAGACCCCCGAAGGTACCGTTAGCCGCAGGATATCCTCCCGGTACTGGACAAGTGATTGGGAGTCCATGTACTCCTTCATCAGAGACAATAACGCACTGTTCTTGCTGGAGCAGCGCATACACAACGGCAACATGAAAGAATTTCTGGAAGCGAACCCCGATCAGTTACCGGCGGGGCTGCAGTCAGACCGCAAGTACACAGTCACCGTACGAAAACCATCCGCTAAATAGGAGCGAGCTATGAGCAAAGAAGTATCCATATTCCAAAACCAAACCGGTGTAGTTGTAGGCGAACGCAGGCTTAGTAAGCTTGGTCAGTCTCTTGCTTCTGCATCAATGTCACGCCGTATTCAGACCAATACCAATGGTACCTTCAAGCGACTGGTTAACGGTGAGCAGGTAGGTAACTCGGTACGCGGCGAGATCGAAGTGATTATTGTAGGCGCACTGCCGAAAGTATCCCGTGTGTACTACGCAGAGAAGTACGATCCGAACAAAGAAGCAACACTGCCAAACTGCTGGTCGAACTTGGGCGACAAACCTGAGTCCAATGCAGTGGACCCCCAGCACTCCAGCTGCGCCGAGTGCCCCATGAACGTCAAAGGTACTGGCGAGAACGGCAGCCGTGCTTGCAGGTTCCAGCGCCGTATTTCTGTGTTGGTTAATGGCGACAATTCCGGTGAGGTATACCAGTTCAATATCCCCGCCAAGTCACTGTTCGGCAAGGGCACTGGTAACGTACATCCATTCGAGAGCTACGTGAAGTTTCTTGTAGCCAACGGTGAGTCCCCAGATACGGTCATTACCAAGATCAGCTACGATGATAACGCTGACTCCTTGGAGCTGTTGTTCTCCCCGATGCGCAGTGTCAGTGATGCAGAGTATGCGATGGTACAGGCGGCACAAAACCGTCCTGAGACTGAAGCGTACACCAAGATCACTGTTGCTCAGGCAGACGGCGTAGTCAAGAAGCCGGAAGCTGCCAAGGAGAAGCCAGTAGAAGCAGCGGCACCGCCTAAGCCCAAAGTAGTTCGCTCTGACGACCCAGACGATGCTATCGCGGAACCAGTTGTACGTGAGGCCAAGAAGAAAGAAACAGCTCCTCCCCCGGCAGTGAAGATGACCTCGGACCTTTCCGCAGTTATCAGCACATGGAGCGACGACGCATAATATGAGCTACGGTTACAGCGCAAAGCTAATCAAGCTTAATAAGGGAGCTGACCGTAAGTTGTTGGGGGTTCGGCTTGGGCGCTTCTGCATTGCGAAAGATGTAGCAGTGTCCCAAGTAGCGTACGAGTTAGTAGTTAGTCGGCAGACGGTGTACAACTGGTTTACCGGCGCTACTATTCCTCGCTACGAGATGGTCGCCCCCATCAACAAGTTCATGTCCGCTTACAAATAACAAATGCTGCATTGCACATACCGAGGAAACTTGGGGGATAACCTCCCCCTAAAATACGCATGAGCAACTTTGACCTACTAAGTGTTGTACAACCCCCGCAGGGGTGGTTCGTGATATGCGGGTTCCGTGGGCCAGAGGACGTTAGGCAGAAGGTTGTAGCTACCCGCGAAGAGGTAGACGCATTAGTAGCCAAGTACTTATCTCAGAACCGGGACGTATACTTCGCTGTTGCCAAGTTCGCTACGGACAAGAACCGTAAGAAGGATAACGTAGAAGCGCTGCAGGCATTCTGGCTTGATGTTGACTGCGGTGCGAAAAAGGCGGAGGTAAACCCAGAGACGGGGAGACCCCAAGGTTACATTGACCAAGCTACCGGACTGCAGGCACTTAGAGAGTTCTGCAGCTTGATAGGACTCCCCAAGCCCATCATCGTTAACTCGGGGCGTGGGTTGCATGTGTACTGGGCGTTGGACAAAGCTATCTCACGTGGCGAGTGGGAGCCGGTGGCACTGAGGCTGCGGGACTTGTGCCGTCTGCATGGCTTCTTCGTGGACGATAGTATCTTCGAGGTAGCACGAGTACTGCGTGTGCCGGGTACGTTGAACTTCAAGGACGACCCACCTTCTCCCGTATCAGTAGTATCCGCTGCTAACCCTATTGCCTTCGACGCGTTCTGCCAGATATTGGGGGTGGACGAGATTATTGTTACGGATACCAAACCCAAGCGTGAGCTGACGGCGATGGGCAAGGCCATGCAAGGTAACGTGGAGTCCAAGTTCAGCACGATAATGATACGCAGTGCCGGTGAGACGGGGTGTAAGCAGCTGCTTTCTTGCTATGAGAACCGGGCTACGTTGGAAGAACCACGGTGGTTCAACGCCCTTTCGATTGCTAAGTTCTGCTCAGATAGGGACAAGGCTATCCACAGGTTATCAGAGGGGCACCCGGGGTATGACTTTGGCACCGTCGAGCGAAAGACTGAGGGTATCAAGGGGCCCCATAGCTGTGTTGAGTTTGAAAGCAAGAACCCCGGTGGCTGCGATGGCTGCCCACACAAAGGCAAGATTACCAGCCCGATTGTACTGGGCAAGGACATAGCGAGAGCTACTGAGGAAGACAACACCGTTGAGGTAACGGGTGAGGACGGAGAGACTGAGCAACATTACATCCCTCCGTACGCGTTCCCCTATTTCCGCGGTAAGAACGGTGGCATCTACATACAGGGAGACGGCGACGAGGACGAGCCCATTCTTGTCTACGAACATGACCTGTATGTAGTAAAGCGTATGCGGGACCCCAATGTAGGGGATGTAGTAGTTCTTAGGCTCCATTTGCCTATGGACGGTGTTAAAGAGTTTGTGTTGTCCAACGCCCAGATGACGGATAAATCGGAGCCCCGTAAGGTACTCGCTAGTCACGGCGTGATATGCACAGAGAAACGATTCGCGCTTTTGTTGGGGCACATCTACGCCTCGATTAAAGAGCTTCAATACAAAAGGAGAGCAGAACAGATGCGTACACAATTTGGTTGGGCCGATGGGGATAGCAAGTTTATTGTTGGGGACCGAGAGATATCGAAGGACGGCACGTACTACAGCCCGCCGTCTACACTGACCGCGAACATATCCAAGAACTTAGCCCCCCGCGGTACATTGGAGGCATGGAAGGAGGTGTTTAACCTGTATGGCAGGGAGGGTTTGGAGCCCCATGCGTTTGCAGCCTTGACCGCTTTTGGTTCCCCGATATTCAAGTTCCTCGGGCAGAGTGGCGCAATCATCAACGTCATTCACCCCGTCTCCGGCACGGGCAAGACGACTATCCTGTACATGTGCAACAGCGTATTTGGCCACCCGAAGGACTTGTGCGCTACGTGGAATGACACGTTGAATGCCAAGATCATGCGCCTCGGCGTTATGAACAACCTCGCTTTTACCGTTGACGAGATGACTAACACAACCCCCCAAGACTTTTCTACTTTGGCGTACAGCATGTCGCAGGGTAGGGGTAAAGACAGGGTAAAAGCATCGGCTAATGAACTGCGGAATAACCTCACAACATGGGCAGCGATGTCTCTGTGTAGCTCGAACGCGTCTTTCTACGAGAAGATGACCCTGCTCAAGAGCAGCCCAGACGGGGAGCTTATGCGACTACTCGAGTACAAGATTGAGCAAGTAGATGCTATCGACCCGGCGTATGCGAAGGATATGTTTGACCATCAGCTCATGGAGAACTACGGGCATGCTGGCGATGTCTATGCAACTTGGTTGGTCAATAACTTGGAGGAGGCAATACAGACGGCACGAGACATTCAGGTCAAACTAGATGCTGAGTTGCGCCTCACGCAACGGGAACGGTTCTGGTCCGCCGCGGTGTCCGCCAATATCACCGGGGGCTTAGTCGCTAAGAAGCTAGGCTTGCTCGACTGGGATATGCTCCGAGTATACCGGTGGGCGAAGAGCATGATTCTGGCCCTCCGCCAAGATGTAACACCCCCAATGAGTGATGTCAGCACGGTGATCGGGGACTATATCAATCGCCACATGCAGAATATCATCGTGGTGAACGACGAGGTAGACCGCCGCAGTAACCGAGCAGCTACGCCCATGAGCGAGCCCCGAGGCGACTTGCTTATACGGTTTGAGCCGGACACCAAGAAGATGTTCATCTCTGCTAAGGCATTTAAGGAAGACTGCGTAACATACCAAGTCAACTACAAAGAGACACTGAAGAAGTTGGCGGAGAAGGGCATCTATGAGGGTGCAGTGACCAAGCGGCTTTCAAAAGGTATGGCGGTCATGTCTCCCGGAGTTCATTGCCTTGTGATTAATTGCTCCAACGATGAGTTTTTTAACATGGACGGCTTTATCAAGGCAGGTGTCTCAGCCAGTGAAGATCGAAGCAGTTAACTACAACATCAACTGGAAAAGGTTCAAGCAGGGGTACTCATTTTTCATCCCTTGTTTGGACCCCGAACGGGCGCGACGCGAACTATTTGTTACGACGAAGCGCCTTAAGCTCAAAGTAATTACTAAAGTAGTCATAGAAGACGGAGTGCAAGGTCTTCGCATCTGGTGCGATTAATTCTCCGTAGGGAACTCTTCCCCTAACGTGGCCTTCAACCCTTTTGCAATGCGTACACCGTGCACCATTTCTTTTCTCGCGGACTCAAACGACCTAAATGATTTCTGCAGCGTGTCCCCTTTCATTATCAGGGGGTATCGACCACGGAATTTAGCAGCTTCTTCTTGGGCTTCTTGCATCATCTCAGGGTCATTAAACCAACGCCCCATGTTGTACTTGTCCAGTATCCGTTGCTTCCGGGTAAGGATGTCTTTCTCTGCGGTTTTTTGCGCACCCGTAACTCTTTGGGTTTCCGCAAGGTCCGCGGGTGCGAAGCCAATCATTTGCAGCGTGGAGTTATAGACCCCGATGTCTGACTCGATAGGGTCACCTTTCAACGTCGTTGCCCCCTGCATCCAGTATCGTGCGCCCTTCATAAGGTTACGCATTGCGGCAGGGGCTAACGTCTCAACCCCGCGTTCGATCTGGCCGTTTGCTACCTCAGAAAGCCCACGTTCTGCGTTGATAGCATAGCCCCCCATAGGCCCCGCGAGGTTGAACATCATAGTTCTTATGTACCCGTAGTCCTGCACACTCTTGGGGTCATCGCGCCATAAAATATCAGAGGCCAGTGCCATACGTTGGCTTGCGGAAATGTTGGCTACATCCGCGAGTAGGCCATTACCCAAAAAGCTCCCGAACACGTTATTAACTTCTTGCCTTGGATCGTAAGGTTCGTCGTCATCGCCAAACCATGCGTGGAGGATACGCGCCAAGACAGTATACGCGCCGAAGAAGGGCAACCCTGCTACACCCAGCAATGCGCCGGATGTGCCGTACATACCGAGGAGTTGACGGCGTGCTACCTGCTTCACTTCCGGGCTTGCGTCAGAGGCCATAACCGCTTGGTGAAATGCTCTACCGACGACAAAGGCTTGAGCAAAGGCTATCGACTTAAACGTCAATACGATCTTGCCGAAGTTGTTCTTGAACACGCCGGGGGCTGTTTCCGCCATGCCTGCAGTATGCAAGTCCTTCACCGTCTTACTAGCGAACTCAATAGCTTCCTTGGAGGACATAGCTTTCTGCTTGGTACCCGCGTACCCCTTCATGGCGAGCTCGTATGCAGCTATAGCAGTGACTGCGCGCATGTAGCGTTCGCTGGCGTTGAAGGGTATTGAGAGTAAGTCTACGACTTTACGCAGGTTATTTGTCAGGGGGTTACTTGTGTTGATGTCTCGATCCCACGCTTCCCGAGAAACGGTTTCCTTCAGCAGATGCCCGAGCTCCCGATGCAAGTCTGCGTACCGACCTTTACCCCAGTCACCCGCGGCTATTCTGCCTGCGCTTACCATCGAAGTCGTAGCGTTATCAAACCC